CGTTTCTGGTGATTCCAGGAACAAAAAAGCCATCGTTGACAGTGACGAGTTTAATAGCGGGTTTTATAGTGGTGGTAGAAGCGGCAGAGATTACAATGTTCCGAGCAAAGTTGCTTCTTCAAATTTGACGTTTAAGCAAATGGACCAAATGTATATTTATAATGTTTGGGTTAGAGCTTGTATTGATATTATCGTCAAAAGAGCAGTTGCCGTTAAGCCACAGGTGAAAGCAATAACCAAAGCACATGATGACGAGCCTAGCGAAGATCAGAAAAGAAGAATGGAAACTGTTGAGCAACTTTTAGCGGTCCCGAACAGTCAACAACATTCTTTTGACAGCATAAGAAGTATGGCATTCACCGATGTTCTTGTTTATGATGCTGGTGGTTTGGAGCTTGTCAAGAAAAACAAAAACAAAAACGATGGTGTTTCTGAAATTTATGCTGTTGCTGGTGACAGTATCAAGATAAATGTCAATAAAAAAGGTGTTTTTAAAAATCCGAATAAAGCTTATTTACAAGTTGATTCTTCACAGAAGGTTGCTGCAGAATTTGCCAATGATGAATTGATTTATTTTATGCAATATCCCAGGGCTGGTAGAGTGTATGGAAAGAGTCCGCTTGAATCATTGCGGCAAACAGTTACAGCAGAATTGTATTCGAGTAATTTCAACATTCAGAGGTTCGTCAACGATGCTACACCGAGATACGCCATAATGTTTGACAATATGGGGCTTGGTCAAGGTGGCGAAGCAATGCAGCGATTGAGAGATTGGTGGGAGTCCGAGTTAAAAGGTAAGCCACATAAACCTATTCTTATTGGCTCAGAGAATGGCGGAATCCAGTTTGAAAAAATTGGTTTGACAAATGAAGATATGCAATTTCAGGAATATTCCAGATGGTTGTTGTCGAAAATTATGTCAGTGTTTAGAATGCAACCGGCAGTTCTTGGTGTGATAGAAGTGAACCAGGGACGGATAAATGCTTCATACCAGGAAACACAATTTAAGAAAGATGCGCTGGAACCACTTCTTTTAATGATGTCAAATCAAATAAATACTACTGCTATTTGGAGCGCAACGAATTTTGGTTACAATGATATTTATCTTGATTGGGAAGGTCTGGATTATGAAGATAAAAAAATTCAGGCACAGATACACGAAATCTATCTCAAGACAGGTGTTTTTACAATCAATATGGTATTGAAGCAATTAGGCATGGCCCCTGTTCCCTGGGGAAATGTCCCATATATGTTTAATCAGTTTGAGCCTATTTCTGAAAAAGGCAATAATGAAGGAGACGGAGCAGTAAAAGGTTTGAGCAAAGAATTTGGCTCTGAATTTGATGTTGTTTCATGGCTCTCAAAAGGTTTGACAATGGGCGGTGTGGTGCCAACAGGTCTTGAAAGAGTTGAAAAATCCAGTGTGAAAGATGCTGTCAATAAAATAATGAGTTTGAGAGCGAGTAAACAGAAATTATTGACTGTTTAACACGACTAAAAAAGTACAATAAGAAGAAAACACTTTCAATTATTGTACTTTTTTTTATATTAAAATTGTTAGTAGCATGTATCATAAAACGGAATATTTATGCCTTATAGTTTCCCCAACAACGTTCCAGATTATATTAAGAGTTTACCAACAGGCGCCCAAAAGCTTTTTATCAAAGCCTTCAATTCAGTTGAGTCAGATTCAAATGACGAAACAAAGGCAAGAAAAGCTGGATGGGGTGCGGTAAAAACTAAATATAAAAAATCTGGAAAGAGTTGGGTGAAAAAGACATTATCAGTTCAGATTGACGGATTGATCAAAAAAGATCATATCCCAAATTTGTTAACTGATGATCTGCTGGAACTTCCTGGACAGATGCCAGTAGTATGGGCGGAGTTGTTTAACCGCTTAGTTGATAAAGGTCTAAGCATTCCAAAGGCAAGAGATATTGCCTGGGAAAGTGTGAAGAAATATGTTTATCGTGACGATCAGAAAGCCAAATGGTTTTTCAAAAGACTCGCCAACGAAGAACGTATTTTGTTGGATGCGCTAAACAAAACTTCGAAAAGGGAAGAAGGCATGAGCACAAAAAAATATCAGATTTATAAAAGTATCGATGAACAATCAGGTAGGTTCAATCTTATTATGCCACTTGGTTTGGAGAAATCAATTGACGGTACTGATGATGGAACCGAAGGGCTCTATCTAAAAGGTCTGGCAAGCGCAAACGTTCTTGATCGTGAGAATGATATGATGATGCCAGAATTTATATCGAAGATGCGGCAAAACGCAGTTGGTTTGCCAACATTCATCGATCACGTCAAAAAGGATGCTTCAATGATTGGTAGCGTTGTTGGTCTTGAAACCGACAATCAAGAAATTTTTGACCCTATTACTGAATTGGAAAGCCCCGAAGAAAATGATCTCGTGAAACGTCTGATTAAAAGACTTGACAAAGTTAAATATGGTTATTCCATTGGCGGTAAAATCACAAAAGCAGTTAAAGAATGGGATGACAATGTTAATGATTTTGTCAGGAAAATTTATGATGGCGAGATATACGAAGTCAGCGTTGTTCCGGTTCCAGCACTTGAAGGAACAGATGTTTGCTTGTTCAAAAAATCTTGGGATAATGACGATGAATTATTTGGCGAATTCACAGATGAAGATTTAGCGTTTGCAAAATCTATCGGAATTGAAGATGTCAATGAAGTTGTTACTATACCAGGTGACATTGCAAAAGGCAAAAACAATGCCGGTTGGGACGAACTTTTCTGGTTCATGTTCGAGAAAGCCATTGATAAATTTTCTGATAGTGCATCACAGCCGCAAGTTGACGAGATTGACCTTAACAGTCTGACTAAGCAATGTTTTGCTTTGAGAGACGATCAAGAATATCCGTTTATGTATATCCCTGTCGGAAAGTCACTTCCAACAATCCATTATGCATCACTTGACCAATCCTTCCAAAAAGCTATTCAATTGAATGATGAAAAAGCAATTGAAAAACTTACAGATGTTCGAGAGCATCTTGGTTTGGGAGAAAAGGAATATCAATTTACCGATTTTAGAAAAGCTTTGAAGGCAACTTTGGCTGAGGCCGTTGCTGCAAAAGAAGCCAGATCAACAATGTGGGATTTACTCTATGAGTATAATTATGCTGTTGAAATGGTTACTATGTGGTCTGACGAGTCCAAAGAACAAAAGATTGCTGACATTCAAGCTTTGACCGAACAGCTTGTATCTTCTCTCGAAGAATTTGGTGATATTATGGCCAAAGATATAGTTGTCATGTTAAAAACTTTAGCACTTTAGTTCGGAGCTAATATTATGAAGGAAACAAAAAAGATTACTGGCAAGGAAGTTCTAAAAACAGCCAGTGATTCCGTACACGAACTGATCGGCTCTTTGGCGCAAGATGTGCTTGAGAAACAGTTCGGGAAAACATCTGATGAACCAGTTGTTGATCAGAATGCGGACCAAGATGTAAACAAATCAACTGAGGGTGACAATAAAGACGAAAGTCAATTTGTCACTAAAGATGATTTTCAAAAATTTGCTAAAGACCTTACGACCGGTCTTAGCGACACATTGACGAACATCGTTGAAACTCTTACAAAGAGCAAAGATGGTGATGATGTCGATGGTGAAGCGGATAATGATGGTTCTGATGATACCGCTACAAGCAAACCTGACGAAGATATTCAGAAATCCGTAAGCGACGATGAAGATAAAAATCAACTTACTGTTGATGAAATTGGCAGTGTTATTGCGAAGTCTTTGACCAAGCAATCTGGCCGCAAATCTTTTGTTGTTGTTGGAAACAATGTTGTTGATAAATCTCTCAGCGAAGTAGAAGATGGTCAAGAAATTGACTTGAACAGTATCGATGTCAAAGAGTACGAGAAGCTTGATAAAGGCTTGCAATCTCAGATGTTGAAATCGTACATGTGCAACTTCATTCGCTCAAAATAATGTTGTTCCATTTTCTGAATTTATTCAGCATGTCGCAAATTTAAAAACCTTTTTAAGAGGTAGAAATTATGAACCAATTGACTGCTGCATCTCTTGAAGATGCCATTCGCAAATCGATGACAACTGCCGAAGGCGTTGGTGGCGATTTTTTGCCAGAACCCTTAGCAGTGACGTACATTAACTTGATTCGTGATAAAAACGTTTTTCGTCAGATTCACAGAATCATCAAAATGGGTACTATGACCCTGGACTTTCCTAAGATTCTTAGTGGACCAAAGGTTTATTACGAATCAACTGAATTAACACAAACAGCCATTGAAACAAGCGTAACAACCGGCACACTCCGGTTGACTGCCCGTAAGTTCATGGCGCAAATCAAAGCCAGTGAAGAACTGTTTGAAGATGCAAACCAGGATATGGACTCCATCATTGATGAACAGTTTGCCGCAGGCATGGCGGAAGCCGAGGAAGAAACAATGTTGGTAGGTGATCGTGATCACACTGCAACATCTCCGACCGAAGGCGCTGCCACCGAAGCCAACTGGTACACAAAAGATCATCGCCTTGCTTGGAACGGTCTTTTGACATTAGCTGGTGATATTGTGGGAACTATTTCTGCTGGCAATCGAGCCGCAAACAGAGTTGACGCTGCTGGTGCTGAAATGAGCACAGCGATTTTACGTCAAATGCTTTACAACCTGGGAAAATATGGCCGAACGATGTCCAACATCGTTGTTTATATGAATCCCTGGTCTGCCAATCAGTTAATGGATGATTCCAAGCTGGTTACTGTGGATAAATACGGCCCGAAGGCCACTATCCACACCGGTGAATTCGGAAAATTGTATGGCAAAATGACCGTCATCAATTCCGACAAAGTAACTGATCAGTATGCAGTAGCGACTCACGTTGCTAATGTTGTGATTGGTGATCG